ATTTGACGAACCCACACGACACGGCCTGAGCCTTCGTCCGTGCCGACGCGAGGCAGCCGGGGTTGATCTTCGTCAAGTGCGCCTTGTCCGCCTGGCGCATCGACACCGCGCAGTTCTTGGATTTGCCCTCCGCGCACGGGATGGCCGCGAGCGCCGCGCAGGCGTCGTCATAGACGTCACCGACCGGAGGCGGGACCGGCGGAGGGGTCGGCGTCGGAACCGGCGCAGGCGGCTTGCCGGCGTCCGCGACGGCCGTGGGGCCCGGCTGCGGGGGAGGCACTGGCGCCGGTGGCGAAGGCTCGTTGCAGCTCGGCGACCACGCGGCGACGAGCAGGAGCGAGAGGGCGAGGAGCATCGTTCGGAACATCAGGAAGCCTCCTGCGACGTGACCGAGAGGACGTAGATGTCCCCGGCCTGGTCGTTCGTGATCCACTCGGGGGCAGCGAGAAAGCGACCATGATCGCCCCAGTCCTCGGCCCAGCTGTTCGCGACCGTCAGGATCCGTCTCCCGAGCTGCGTCGTGTCGTACCCGTCGATGCAGAGCGCGTGCCCGCCGCCGTTCGGGTCGTTCGGGTTTCTGGGGGCGCCGATCGGTCCCTGCGATGGCGTCCAATCCTCAAACGCCGTATCCACGAAGACGCCGACGATCACGGCACAGCCCGCCGCGAGTGCGCGGCAGATGTCCTCGACCCGCTGCGTGCCGGCCGAGATGATCTGGTGCGCGCCGACCATCAAGTGGTGCGCGTCCTCCTCGAGCTCGTCGAGCATCGGCTCGCGGACCATGCTCGTCGTCGAGCAGTCCGAGTTGCGACCGACGGCAGGACCCATGGGCTTGACGCCGAACTGCGAGATCGCCTGCATCCCGTAGAACGGATCCGTGCCCGTGTCGGTGAGCGCGCCCGAGAACTCGCCAGCCGCGCGCATGAGACAGCGCGCGTTTCGATAGATCCCGTCCATGCTCGGCACGAACGTGGTCCCGACGGACGCGAAGAGCCCGCGCGAGGCGGCATGCGCCCAGCACGAGCCGACGTCGCCCTGGTCGAAGATTGCCGGCGAAGACGAGCCGTGGTCGACGCTCAGCGGGATCTCCGTGAGCGCCGCCGCGGGATGCATCCCGAACGTCTTGCGGAGCGGCGTGCGGCTCCGGTTCCAGCCATGGATGATGCGACTCACGGCGCGACCTCGCCCACACAGACGTCGACCTTGCCGCCCGGTGCAGCCGCGGCGTGCGTCGCACGGAAGGCCCGCGCTGCGCGCACGTGCCCGAACAGGGAAGCGACTTCCTCTGCCGTCAGACAGAGCGCGCCGATCGCGGGGTTTCCGCTGTCGAGCACGGTGCATGCCTCCTGGACGACGGTCTTGGCGGGCATGCCGCAGCCGATGAAGGCGAGCAGGCAGACGAGCGCGACCTTCGCCGCCGTCCCGCCCGAGCTCGGGGGCCAACGCAGGCCGAACATCGAAGCGAGCGCACCGAGGATCTCGAAGACGTCGTGGAACAACGCATCCACGACAGCGGCGGCCGGCGCAAGCTTCGGGAACTTCTGCGCGAGGACGTCGAACCCGCGAACGAGCGCAGTACCGACACCCAGGTAGATGAGGATCGCGGGCCAATAGGTCGTGAGCATGAGGACTAGGTTGCTTGACATAGCCGGTCTCCTTGGAAGCGCCGAGCGGCGCCGTTACTTCTTCCCGCCGCCGAAGTCGACGGGCACGTCCTCGACGTAGACCATCTCTTCCTGGGCGCTCGTCACGAGAGCGATGAGCGCATCGATCGCCTGATCGCGTGTCCGGCCCGTTCCCGTCGGGGAATCGAGCTTGCCGATCACGACAGCTTTCCAGCTGCCCATGGCGTCGCACACCGTGCGCACCATCATGTGTCCGCGTCGCATCAGGTCCTCGGCGTCGCCCAGATGTGCTCGAAGTCGCACCAGTCGATCGATAGCGCGCGCCCCGTGCCGCCCGCGCTTTTCACGATCATGGCGAGAGGCCCTACGGGCGCCGCCGTCGGCGCGGTGCCGGTGCTGCCCTGGACGACTCCGTCGATCGTGAAGGTGACCGTGGTGCTCCCCGCGGGCTTCGACATCTCGAGGATGTGATACGTCGTGCTCGCCACGATCGTGGTCGTCTGCACGGCGACGACGTTGCCGGCGCCACCGCTGCACGTCTTCGTCTTGAAGTGCGTGTCGGTGTTCGCATCCCACTCGAACCAAAGCCCGTTCGCGGGCGCCGCGTTCACCGTGTCCATGAGGCCGACACGGCAGAGGTAGGTGTTGGTGCCGTCGCTGACGGCCGTTGAACTCGCGACCTTCCATCCGCAATAGAACGGGTTGGCGGAAGCGAGAGTAACGCTGATGCCCGTCGCGATCGTGCTGCCCCACGCCGCGAGCGTGCTTGCGCCGTTCGTCTGCGCGCCGGTCGCGATCGTGACGACACCGACTTCTGTAGTGTTGTTCACCGCCGCGTCTGTGAGCCCCGTCGCGCTGTTCGCGTTGGTCGCGCTCCAGTTCGGCTCTCCGCAGCAACCTTCGTAGATCGTCGAGGTGACGAAGCTGGCCGAGGTCGGGGAGAGAAAGTCGCAGTGAAAGCCGAGGCGCGCGGAGGAGAGCGGATGCGCGTGGACATGATTCATGTCCGCGAATTGGCCGCTGGCGCCAATCGCGGCGGGGTACGAGATCGCCTGCGGAACCGCGTTCGCGATGACCGGGATCTGTCCGAACGCAGCGACATCCGTCGCCGCCGCACCGTTCGCGACGCTCGTTCCCTTGTGGCCGTTAAACGAAAAATCCGCTGCCGTCGCCGCAAGTTGGTCAGCGCTCGGCTTCGTGTGAACGTGCTTCGCGTCCGCGACCTTGCCGCTCGTCCCGCCCGCGGCAGTGCCGAGCGCCTGAATGTCCGCAGTAGCGCCGAAGATCACCTCGCTCGCGCCCAGCGACTGCACCGGCACGTAAAGCGCATTCGTCGGGACGTCCTTGGATGCGACGACCTGCGGCACGTTGAGAGAAACCGTCGCGACCGAGATGTCAGGCGTAACGGGCGTGAGGTTCCCCGTCGCTTGGTCGCGAAAGTAGAACCAGCCGCGCCACTTGAGGTTCGCCCCGAGGTCCGAGCGGTAGGCCAGGTACAGGAACACTGGGCTCGCGACCGACGCGGGATAGCTCGCAGCGGCCGTCGTCAGAACGTCGCTCAAGACAAGCGGTTCGGAGTTGGACTTGCGGAGATCGCAATGGACCCGCTGCCCGACGAAGTCGGTCGTGTTGTACGGCTGCGTCGAGCTCGCGGCGCTTCCGAGGCCGCCTTGGCTCGAGCCCGTGCCCGTCTCCGCGCCGCTCGAAGCGAACGACGTACCGATCACACCGGTCGTGCCGGTCGTGCCGGAGGCTGCGCCGCCCGCGGTCAGTCCCGTGAAAAGCGCGTCGGTGAACGAGATCGGCTGCGTCGTGCCGGTCGTGATCGTCCCCATCACCGTGGGGATCAGGACCGGCTTCGTGGCGTCCGCGATCGTCGTGCCGATGTCCTCGGTGAAAGCCGCGCCGTCCGCGAGCTCTCGGAGGTTCGTCCCGACGCGCGTCGCCGTGTTAGCCCCGGCTGCGGCTTCATCCCGAATCGTCGCCGCGTGGCTCTGTGCCGTTGCTCTTGCGGTCATGGGAATGCCCTCTCAGTTGAACGAAGCGTCGAAGGTGGAGTCGAACACGACAGGCGTCGCCGCCCCGCCGCTGCCGGCGTTCCGCACCGAGGTGCCGATCATGTTTCCGATCCCGAGTGACATGGGGACTCCTTAGAGGTTCGCGAGGATCTGCGCCGCGATGCGCGACCCCAGCGTGTTGTATCCGGCGGTGTCGTAGTGAGGATCGTTCACGAGCGGGATCCCGTCCTCGTCGACGAGCTCGCCGTCGCTGTCGTTCGCGGCGACGTACTCCTGCGCGGCGCGGATCGTTGACAAGAACGTAACGCCCGCCGTCGTGGCCGCGTTCGTGCGGCTCATCAGCAAGTGCATCGAGCCCCCGACGCCCGCGCGGAACTGCGAGATCAGCGTGATAGCGCGGCCCTGATAGAGTGGCGCATTCGTTCCACTCTGCCCGTCCGTCGTGCCTTCGATGTTGACGAAGAACCGCTTGATGGTCTTTGGGAGGCGGCAGATCGACGGGAACACGTAATCCCGAATCGTCGGCCATTGCGGCGCCGAGCTTGCTGGTACCCAGTCGGTAAGGTTCGTGTTGCCCATCCCGCACGTGATGATCACGGGGTTTTTGCCCGCGGCGATCAGGTCCTTGGCGATCTGGATGTCCGTGCCACACACGGCCATCTGGGTGAGCTGCCCGAACTCTCGCGGGCGAAACTGCACCTGCGGAACTGCGCTACCCGAGATGAACTTCTGCCACGGGATCTCGATGGGGATCCCGCTCTGCGCCTCGGCCCCGTTGCCGATCGCGTTCGAGCCACCCCAAATGATGACGGGGACAACGTCCGTCGTCGGCAGTGGCTGCGAGAACACTTCTTCGCGATATCGGCCGCTCACGAAACTGTACTCCTCGTCCTCGGGCAACGGTCCGCATGCGAGCGCCGCGGCTCCTGCGATGAATTCTCGTCGGGTGAGTTGCACACAGCGCTACTTTCTGCCGAGCACGGTGACGAGCAACGCGATCAGAAAAACCTGCGCGGTGGCCTTCTGTGAGAGTCCTGGGCCTTCGCCGTACTTGGCGATCCCGTCGCACCACGCGACCGCGAGTAGGACCGGGATCAAGCAAACGGCCGCCTGTAAGGCTCCCGATATTGCCGGGTGCCAGTGCAAGAAAGCGCGTACGCGGTTGAGCATCTGCATCTCCCCTCAAACCGACCCTTGGTCAGGCAATCCGATGTAGCGCGCGTTGAGCGCGAACTGCTGAAGCGTCGGCGTGCCCGAGCACTCGTACCACTCCGCGATATCCCAATCGGTCGCAGCGCCCGTGCCGCCGCCGTTCAACTGCCGACCCGTCGCCGTGCCGTTGCCAGTGCCCGCGCCGGGACCGCGAAAGAGGAAGCCGCGAATCATCGAGTAATCGGTGTTCCCGTTGCTAAAGTAGCCTTCCATTCGGCCCCACGTGTTGATCGCGAGCGCCTTGTTCGTCTGCCCCGCCGTGCCGCCGGAAATGATCGACATGTTCGGCGCCGCACTCGGCTGCAACCAAAGCGCCTGGCGGGACGCCGAGACACCGCCGATCAACTGGCAGTTATTCGTCCAGGTCCGGTAGCGGCCGATCGCGAAGACCCACGTCGGCGTGGTCCCCGGGGCAGGCAGATTCAGCCCGGCGATGACGAGCTTCGTCGCGCCCGTCTTGGCGAAGTTGATCGACGGGTAGCCGCTGATCGACGAGTCCGACGCCGTGAAGAGCGGCCGCGTCGTGGTCGTACCCACGGCGTCCCATCCGTTGCCGCTTAGGTCGTCCCACTGATCGACGACGCCCCCGCTCGTGTGCAGGCCCTGATCGGTGCGGTGCCAGTGAATGAGCGTCGCGCCGCCGTCCTGACCCGCGAAGATGAACTTCGGATCGAGCGGTCGGGGCGTCGTGTTCGCCCACAGATTGCGCGTGCCTCCGAGGCCCATTACACGGCCTCGGCCAATTCATCTTCTGGCACAAACATTCCGAACTCCTCCACGAGGAGCTGCCCGGGTAGAGTCGGCGCGCTGCGCACGGTCACCTTTTGTCCGACCCACTTGGCGGCTTCCGGGTGTAGGTCGTCAGTGCGCCGAGGCACGAAAACACGTGCGGTGCGGGTGATCATTAGCTTGCCGCGCTGAACGCGATCCGCTCGACGAAAACCTCGTACGTGCCGGCCGTGTGCACGCCGTCCGAGCCGCCGTACTTCACGTCTACCGAGTTGCCGTTCACTGCGAACGTCAAGCCCGTGACCGTGATCTCGTCGGTGCCGGTGGGGCCGTCGTCGATGCCAAGCGCCACGGCGATCCCGCCCGCGCACCGCGTCCACTCGGTCGAACTCTTCTTCTTGTAGCGGTTGGATCCCGTGTCGCGCGCCACGACCACGGTCACGAGCCGGTACAGCGAATTGTCCAGCATCGGCACGTTGTGCAGGACGGCCGACGCGGCAGCGGACGACGTGAACGAGCCCGAGTACGTGGGCAGCGTCGGATCGGGAAGCACCGAACCGGCGTCCATCGCGCGGCCCGTGGTGCCGATCGCCGCAACTCCTAGCGGTTGCAAATCGCCGAGGACTCCGAACTGCAGCTGCGATGCGCCGAGGCCAGCGATGCCAGCGAGCCCCGCCGACGTCGGCAGTGCGGATGCGAGATCGACGAGCGGCGCTCGAAGCGTCACGTTCGCGAGCGAGGTGTCCGGCGTGACAGGGACCTCGAAGCCATCGGACGCGCGGCGGTAGTAGAACCAGAGACGCCACTTCAGATTCGAGCCGAGGTCAGAGCGGTAGGCGAGGTAGCCGTAAACCTGCGCGTCCGTGTCGATGATGACGTCGGAACGGATGTCCTTGAGCACGACGTTCGAGCCGTTCGGCTTGATGAGGACGGCCGCGAAGTGACCGCCTTGGAAATCGGTGGAGTTGTATGGCTGCGTCGACGCGGCCGAGGAGCCGAGGCCGCCGTGTCCCGAGCTCGTGTTCTGCTCGGTGGCGTCGCTCGCGAAGGTGCCCGCCACGATGCCCGCGGTCCCGCTTGCTCCGACCGCGGCGCCCCCCGCGGAGTGTCCGGCCATGAGCGAGTCGGAGAGCGAGAGCGGCTGCGTCGTGCCGGTCGTCAGCGTCGCGGTGATGAGCAGGTACGCGGAGCCGAAACGATCGGCGAGTGTCTTCAGATTCACGCCGTCAACGGTGGACCCGAGCGGCAGCGTGAGGCTGTCGTCGTCCTCGACGAGGATGCCGCTCGCTTCGTAGGTGCGGCCGCCCGTGCCGACGAGACGCGGAAGAGCCTTGTCCGTCCCCGATGGCGCACCGACAGTCGGCCCGCCCACGAAGTCCCACGCGATCGGTGAATTGTCCGTCAGCCTGTACAGCTCGCCGGTGTCTCGCTGCAGCGCGAGCTTGCCGACGTTGGCCGCATTGCTGGCGGCTCCGCCACTCGCCTGCGATCCGGCGACGCGCGTAGAAGCGTCCGTGTACTCGGCGAAATGCGCGACGTGCATTTCTTCGCCGGTCGCGTCTGGATGGATGAGGTCGGCAGCCATTGCGTTGTTTTCTTCCTACGGCCTGCTCGTGTAGTTCGCGCCCGAACGGCCGACGTAACTGGATGCATCGCGCGCCGCGTAGCCCACCGCGGCGATCACATGCGAGATGTAGTGGCCGCCGGCTCTGCTCAAGTACGGAGACAGCCCGTCGCGACCGACGTAGAAGCGGCGCACATCAGTCACGACCAGCGTGCCGAGCGCCGTGGTGCTCACCTGCACAAATAACGGCAGTGCTTCCGTCGTAACTTTCACGAAGAGCGGCAGCGCTTCCGTCGCGATCTCTGGGAACGCAACGGCGATGACGTCGGCCACGACTTACTCGGCCTTGCGTTTGACGACCAGGATGAACGCCTTCTCGGGACGCTCAGCAGCCAGATCCGAGAACGTGACCCATGCAGTGACGAGAAGCTCTTCTTCGCGCGGCACGTCAGTGCCATCTGCGGCAAAGACGTACAGAAGCACGATGGATGTTTGCGTCGCGGCCGAGAGCTCCGGAATCCAGTTCGTTGTATGTCCATTCGGACGGCGAACTTCGAGACGCGCCTCGGTAGCGAGCAGGTAATTGGGGGGCGCTTCGTCACCAGGGGTGACACCGGCGGTGACCTCGATTCCCATCGGGTCTTTCGCGCCGCAGAGGACCTGTTTTGAGCTGATCATGGCGTCACTCTCACATCGGGCTCTCGTGGAAAGGATCTCCGAGCGACGAAACTCGGCCGACGTGCTGCACGAGGGATGGGACGGTGGCGAGGAGAGGGACCTGTTTCCGGAAGCACCAGCGGCCGATCAGGCCGTCTAGCGTCGCGTCCTCTTGATGTCGGTCGAGGTATTCCGCTAGGTCGAGGCGAACGCTGGCCGGTATGAACTGCGCCTGCGTGCCGAAGAAGAGCCAGGGGTTACAGCGCGCGACGACATCGCCAACGAACCGGTGCGGCGAGTAGCACGCGAGAAAGTACCGACCCTTGCTCCGACCGATGGCCGCATCCAGACGCGCGCGCCAGCCATATCGGAACTCGACATCATCCTCGATGATGAAAGCGTCTCCGGACGCCTCGAGAAGCGCTCGACGGAACGAGAGCGTGAGCCGTTGCGTCGCCGGGGTGTCTCGCGCCCACTCGTCACGGAAGAGGCGCGGCTCCGCGTCTGGAGCTGTGGCACGCAACGAGGCGAGCGTGCCTTCGATGTACGACGGCGCTCGGTCGCACGTGAGAACCGAAACGATCACGGCGTGGTGTTGTGGATCAGGGCCTTCGTGCCGTTGGTCAGCGACGGCGTGCCGACGAGCCAGTAGTAGTTCGCGATCGAGTCCAGGCTGAGGACCCCGGGCGAGCCACTAAACGTGACCGCCGCCTCGGCGATGAGCGTTCCGAGGAACGTGACGTCGATACCGTTGCACGAGATCCCGCCGGTGACCGTGCCATCGCGCGCGTTGAGGAACACGCAATCCGTGATGCTCCCGAGGTTCGCCCCTAGCGATGTGAGCCCGCCGCTACCGGTCTGCCCCTGGAACGAGCCGCCGATGACTTCGACGTCATTGTTCGAGGTTCCGTAGATGGTGCAGTTCGTGGCGATGACCGGTCCATCGCCTGCGAGCGGAGCGGTCAGGTCCCTGAGCGATGTGACGCCGGAGCCGCTCAGCGAGAGCGTCGGCAGGATCGTCGCGGCTCCGTCCTGACTGGGAACGAGCGCCGCGATCGACAGCTTGCGAGGGGGGCTTCCCGTACCGGCCCAACCGATGGAGGGCTCTCCGGAGTAGTCGCCCGGGCACAGCAGGACGCCGCCGCCCGCATTGGGGCCGAGAGCATCAACCGCGGCGACGGCATCGGTCAGGGTCTTGAATGGTGCGGATGCCGCGCCATTCGAGGCACCGGTGTAGCCGGGGTCCACGTAGAACACGTTCGACAGCGGAGCTCCGCTACTCGCATCGTAGCGGGCAACGATCGCGATCGTGCCGGCGACCGCCGCGCCAGGGCCAGGAAAGCCCGTCGCCGCGAAGTCGGGTACGCCGACAGACAGCCACGTCTGCAGCGAAGCGTCGTCGTCAGATGTCGCCTGCATCAGGTATTGCGTCATGGTTCAACCGGTGCCGGTGAGAGAGGCTTCGTCAAACGCGCCGAACAGACCCGCGTCGACGCCGCCGACGCACTCGGCTTGGATCTGGTAGCTCTGATTGCCCGCCAGCGACAGCGCGCCGGAGAGCGCTCTCGTTCCCGGAACGGTCGAGCTCGTCACCGCGTACGACCCGGAGATCTCGGCGTTCGTCACGAGGTCGAACAGCCGCACGCGCATCACGAGGCTCGCGTCACTCACCGACATGATCGCCTCGAGCCGCACGTCGCACGCCAGCGGCAGGAAGAATGCGCCGATGACTTGCCACCCGGGCGACGCAGCGACGGCAGGGATGACCTGCGCGGAGGCCGTATACGCCGTAACGATCAGCGTCGTGTCGGAAGGTTCGGTCGCTAGTCCAGTAGGCATCCCTTATCCTCTCCCTGCGCCGCTGAGCATCAAGCTCGCGCGGAAGCTGCCCGGGACTCCCACGGCGCTTGGGCCCTGCATCGCGAATTGCCCATCAGCGGACGCCCCGATGTACGCGAACGGGAAGACCTGGCGCGCTACGTTCCGCACCGTGGTGAACATGTCCGACGTCACGGCGACGAAGACGCCGATCGTGTTGGTGTAGATGAACAGGATCTCGGGGCCATGGTTCGCCATGCTGACCAGCGTGTTGCCGCCTCCGCTGATCACGGTGCCGCCGCCGATCCCGGTCGTTGGATCCGTCGTCACGATCACCTCGGATGGCGTGCCGATCGCATACAGCCCCAGCTCCGCGCTGTAGACGATGTCGGTGATGAAGTCGTAGCCGAGCGACGGGACCTGCGTCCACGTCGCGCCTTGGTCGTCGGAGTAATAGAGCGCGTCGCCGCCATTGAGAATGCCCGCCGTGTAGAAGGCGAACAGTCGCCCGCTCGCGCCTTCCATGACTCGGTCGAGGTAGCTCGTCGTGCCGTTGACAGCGGCGTGCACGAAGTTCGGCGTGAACGTGGTCCCATTGTCGGGGGACGTCCACACGTAGAGAGCCCCTGCGAGCCCGCCGCATACGACCACGTTCCCGGCGCTCGTCGTGATGGCGTCGTTGCAGACGTAGTGAGAAGCCGCCGCGAGGTGGCCGAGGTTGTGGTCGCTCCAACCAGTGGACGTGAGGTCGAACGCTTCCGCGGCCGGAGACTTCGAGTATGCGAGCGACGCGACACCGGTGCCGTTCGTGCTGTCGAACAGCATCACAGTGCCGTTCGGAGCCTCGACGCCGAAGGTGTACTTGCGATCACCGCCAGCCGAAGCGGACGCGGACGCAAGAACCGCGTGGTCGCCGATGAAGTACTGGCCCTGCGCGCCAGCGCCGGTGACGATCCACCATCCGGTGGACAGCAAGAGCGGGATGCACTTCGCGCCCTGCGTCCCGTTCCCGCGAAGGCCGTTGTTCGTGTACTCGAGGTAGCGAATGTAGCCGGTGTCGAGTGTCGCGAGTCCGTTGACCGTCGGGTGCCAGTTCAGCGCACGAATGTCCGCGACGTAGTCGATCCACTTCCCGTAGACGTTCTGGTTCCAGTTCATCTTCTGCGCGGGATCGCGCGTCGCGGGAAGATGACCCTGCGCCTTGTCGCCGGTGAGCGGCACGATCTTAGTGGCGCTGCCGCTCTGCAACCCGCTCGTGTAGTTCGTGTCGGTCGCCCATGCGGGTACGTCGGCGGGCCTGTTGGTGATCGTCATCTCAGCTCACTCCGATCCATTTGCCGCCCACCGTCGAGGTGCTGTCGCCCCAGCCACGCGCGCTGTCGTCCTGCGTGACCGTTCCGTCCGCCCACATGAACCCGTCCGCATCCTGCGCGGAGGATGACCACTGCAGGTCCAGGCCCACGCCCGCCGCCTTCGCCTGACGAAAGATGCTCGCGATGAAGTCCTGGTACGCGGGCAGCGCGTCGATGACGTCGACGATGACGCTCGCCGGATACAGCTCGCGGATCACGAAACGAATGTTGTCCGCGTCGAACAGCAGCCGCGCCACTTCGATCAGGTCGATCGATTCGCCCTGCGAGCGGTTCACGCGAATGCGCGTCTTGATGAAGATCCGGTAGACCTCGTCGTTCGGCCCTACGCGCGGCTGGCCGACGAGCTTACCGATCAGGTCGAGCGTGATGCCGGTGGCCCTGTCGACGGTGCGGTCCGTGATGAGCGACCAGTACACACCTTCGAGCTCGTTGGCCTCGGCGGTCCAGGACGCAAGCAGCGCGGTGAGGCGAGGCTTGTCCTGGAACACCTGAATGAAGCGCGTGACCGCCTGGTCCAGGTAGTCGGCAATGCGGGTCGGGGTGGCCATGGTTCAGACGTTCACGATGCGTGAGCTGTCGAAACGCGCCAGGTCGCGCGCGCCGATCACGAGGTTCGAGGTTCCCGATGGAGATGCGCTGAAGCCGAGTTTCAGGCTGAGCACATCAAGTACTCCAGCGACGAAGAACGCCGCGGCGCTCGCGCGCGAGGCGATCACGTCCGCGCCGATCGGAGAAGCCGCGTAGGCGGCATTCGCCAAGCCCGCGATGAACGCTTCGAACGCGGTGTTGCCAGGGTACGTCCCATCGGTGACGAGCTGGTACGTGAGATAGATGGGGATTGGGGTTACGCGCGAGAAGGACACCGTCTGGCTGTTGCCCTGCTTGTCGATCGCCGTGCCGGTGATGGAGCCGAACGCGCGGATGCCCGCAGGCTTCGAGTCCCAGATGGCCTGCGCAATCAAGTTGTCGTTCGGCGCACCCGGGACATCGCCGTCGTAGACGAGCGCCTCGAACGAGTGCGGCGGGAGCCCGTTCGCGTCCGTGACGTCGGTGACGTTCTCGAACACGGTGCACGACAGGATCTTCGTGAACGCCGGATCGGTGCTCGCGATGTCGAGCACGTCCGCGCGGATTGCGTCGACGGTGCTCGCGCCGGTGCGCGCGACGTCGTTCGACATCTTCGCGCGGAGACTCGCGTCGTTGTCGGCCGGAAGACCCCCGGTCGCGTCCGTCGTGTTCGTGCCAGAGTCCCATCCCGAGACCGGCGTGGCGATCACCGTGAGGTGCCCCGTCGGTGCAGAGACAGGACCCGCGTTCTCGGCGCGAAACACGACGTTCGTTGCGGTGCCCGCACCGGTGACGATGACATCGTTCACCGGGGTGAAGCGCACGGTGGCGTCGAGGTCGCTCTCGATGAAGTTGATGCCCGCCTGAATCGTGCATGCCTGACTGAACACGAGGTCCAGCTTGCAGGTTGCAAAGGTCGCCTTCGCCTTCGCCGTGCCCGTGAGCTTGCCGAGCGCTTCGAGCGCGTCGCCCTCGGCCTTGTCGCGGTCGAGCGCGTTGTACGTGACCTGCGCGATCTCCCAGAGCTCGGCGAAGACCTCGGAGATGATTCCGTTGAGCTGACCTTCCGGCGTGTCAGGGCTCAAGTCGAACGCGGGATCGATCGTCGCGATCTGCCTGGCGCCGATGGCAGCGAGGATCGTCTGCAGCGGCTTGATGACGAAGCCGGTTGGGGTGATGCCGTAGACGATGGCCATGCTTCAGATGCTCACGTTGACGATGAAGTCGCGCTCGGTCGGCTGCACGATGAGTGTCCCGGCGTTGTCCGCGAGCACCGCTTCGAAGTCGAAGGCGACGTGGCGGACGGGCAGAGTGAAGATGGCGTCGAGCCGGCGCACCGAGGCGATGCCTGGCGTGCGAACGATGACGCGCGAGAAGATTGACCGGATCAGCTGCTTGTCGGGATTGGCGACGAAGACGTGCTGAAAGTACGGAAGCCCCTGGCGCCGATCGAGGAACCATTCGCCGAGGAAGAAGTTGAAACGCGTGGAGAGCTTCTGGCGAATTGCGTCCGCGCCCGTGGCGTACACGAGCCGGTGGTTCCGGATCGCGATGTCGCCCTTCGGGATAGTGAGAAAGACGGCCATGCTCGAACGTTCACCTTTGCGCGGGCGGGACCCAGAAGTTACGGTTAGGTCCTATGGCCAAACCCTATGCTCTCGCCTCATTCGTTTTCGCGCTCGCCTGCGGCTCGGTCGACCCCAATGGGCTCGGCGAGGGCGCGACATTCGATCCGGCCCTATCGCCCGCTACAGACCCCGGCGCGGGCGGGGCCCCCATGGCATCGACAGGAGGGGCGATCGGGGCTCTCCGTGGCGCTCCGGAGGGGGGCGGGGCGGAATCGGGGGGCGCCGTCGGAACGGGCGGACTACCCGCGGCCGGCGGTGCTCCGAATCAGGCCACAGGCGGCTCGGGTACGGGCGGGAGCCTCGGGACGGGTGGGCTACCGGACGCGGCCGGAGGCGCGGCGCCTTCCGCAGGTGGCTCGCCGGCGAGCTCGTGCCTCGTAGCCCCTACCTGCGCGGCAAGCGAGAAGGTCTGCGGCTGCCAGTGCGTCGCTGTCGCGAACCCGCGCTATGGCTGCACTCCCGATGCCTGCGACCCGTGCCCGACGCCTCCTGGCACCCACGTGTACGTCTGCTCGAGCGACGGCGTGCACCCGGGCCTGATGTGCTCGCTGTTCTGAGCTACTCGCCCTTCAGCTTCGCAGTGGCGGTGCTCGAGAACGGGGCGAGCGGCGTCACGGTCTGGCCGAGCGCGCCGAGCGCCGTCACGACGAGCGCGGCCCACGTCGTTACCTTCGCGAGCTCCAGCTGCAGCTTCGTCTCTTGCGAGAGGAAGTCCGCTGCCGCGCCGCCCATGCGGATCAGGTCGGTACCCGCCGTGTCGAGGCGCGCGCCGTCCGCGTCGTCGAGCGTCGGCATCGCCGCCGAGTCGGCATCGGGCGCGGTGCACGGAAGCGCCCAGGGGTACGAGATGTCGTGCCGCGCGAGGTCGCCAGGTTCGCTGACCTTGCCGGTCGTGCGCCAGATCGCGTAGCTCGCTTCCGAGAAGAGCAGGACGACGCTGTCGCCCGGCTTCAGCTTCATCTGGAATGAAGCGCCGCCTCCTCGGTACCAGGCAACGGGCACGTTCGGGATGACCGGCAGGTCTTCGAGGAAGATGTCGCCGTCCGCGTTCGCGATCACGCCGTTGATTGCCGGCAGGACGTCCGCGACCTTGTTGGCCTTGTCATACGTCTGAACGATGCCGGGCACCGCGACGTGCACGCGGTCGAGGCGCGCGTCCTGCGAATCCCGCACGAGCGTGGACAGCGATGGCTCTCCGAGCCGCGCGCGCTGCGGCTTCGGACGCGGAGGAGAGCGGCGCGAGCGCGTGGTCAATAGCGCTTCCCTTCCAAATCTATATACCAGTCCGTGCTCGACGTGTCGCCGAGCCAGGTCGCCTTCTGGATGCGGTACGTGCCCTTGATGCGCGCGGCGTCCAGTGTGATCAGCGAGCCGACCTTCACTCCAGGAATCATCAAGACGCGCACCGAGAGGAGACCGTTGTTGTCGACCGCTGGCGAGTCGATCATCCCGTGGTCTGCATCCACGAGAAGCGCCGCGTTGTTGTCGGCGACGCCGCGGTTCTGGAACTGGAGCGCGCCGTCCTGAACGGACACCTCGAGGCCGGCAGAGCGCGCGAAGTCCGCGAGCTGATGCGAGACGGCACCCGTGAAGCTCTTGCCGGTCGGATATAGCGATGAACCCGAGATGGTCAGGTCGTTGACGACCTTCGAGAGATTGCCCTCGGGGATGCCGAGCGCTTTCACCATCGCGCGGAGAGCCGTCGCGATCGGTGTGCCGGGCCCGTAGCTCACATGCTGGCGCGCGTTCACCCAGGCGCGCTCGCCATCACCCGACGTCAGCGTCGTGACCCACTCGGGACCATCGCGCAGTGTCTGCACCGAACGGAGGTCGCCGAGCCACACGAGCGACGTTCCGGCGGCGTACCCGGCCTCGATGCGGCACGGGATCCCGGTGGTCGCCTTGCCCTGAACCTTGGAGAGCTTCGTGGGCGAGCTGACCGCCTTCGTGCCCGATGTCTTGCTCGTCTTGGCGCCCGTCGTCGTTGGGCGGATCTCTTCGAGCTGGGCCTGGTGCTCCGCGCTCAGATTCCAGATCGTCAGCTCGCAGACGTTCGGCTCGGCCTTGATCGTCTTCGTGATGGAGAACTTGCAGTCGAGCTCCTGGAACTCGGTCGTGTTCACCGTGACGTCGACGCGCCGGTCGAAGAGCTCGATGCTTTGGGCCAGGGTCACGACGACTCGAAGTAGGTGAGCTCACAGCGGAGCCCGACGCCGAGCTCGTTGAGCCCAGGAGGCTCGGTGCCACCGGTCAGGTCGGTGGCGACGAATTCGCCCGGCGGCACGCGCGGGTCCCAGTTGTAGTACTGCCGCAGCATGCGCCAGTTCGCGAGGACCTTGAGCCCCATGACGAGCGGCGTTGCCTCCTCGTCGAGGATCGACAGGTACCAGCCCGCCTCGCGCTGGTTCCACGCCAGCTGCAGGATGAAGTCGCGTCCTTCGAGTCGCACCTTGCGCGACTGAAACGGGACGCCTGGCGTCGTCTGTACGAGTCGCGGCGTGCCAAAAACGGACATGCTCAGCTGTCTCCGCCGAAACCCTTGTGCAAGATCGACTCGCCCTTGTCGTCCGCGTTCGGATCTTCCTTCGTGGCCTGGGAGCCCAGGCTCTTCGGAAGACTGCCGCGCGCCTCGGCGGGCTCTGGCGCGACCACAGTGTCGGAGCCTGCAATGCGGATCCGCCGCAGGTCGATCGTGAAGCGCGCCGACGTCCCGTCTTCGACGACGATGGGCTGCTCGACGTGCGCGATCAGCATGTCGAAGTAGTCGCGCATCGGCGTGGAGACCGTCACGAGCTCGTGCCCTAGCTTCGCCCCGAGCAGCTTCTCGTACGCATCTCGCGGGCGATTGCGCGGCGCGTTCGGCTGCTTGACCTTCACCGAGAATGACCCGCGGCCGCGCTTGGCCGGGTTGTTCATCTCGGCAGTTGGACCGCCGAAGATGGCCTTGCCGAGTGCCCCTAGTCCCGCGCCGAGGAGGCTATCGAGCGTCGGTTGGATCGGCGGATTCCCCACGTCGAGGTCGAGCGTCTGTGTCCCGGACGCGGCCATCGTGTCGAACGACAGCGCGAGCGGCTGGTCGGAGTAGTTCGCCTTGTCCGCGTCCGTGTAGTTGCCCGGGTGGGGCGTGTTCGTGATCATGCCTTCGACCGTGAGTAGGTCGGGCTCGTCGCGCGCGTGGTCCGAGATGTCGGCGCCCTGCTCCACGGGATGGTCGGCGATCGCGACCGAGTCGTTGTGATCGATCGACGTGACGGCATCGAGCTGGAAGGTCTCGAGCGCGCCCGTGTCCGAGTTGGTCCACATCAAGATGAGCGGCACGACTCACCTCTCACGGAGTTACGCCGGCCTGGGGAACCAGCGAGGCATGCGAAGCGGCCAGGTCGCGCACCGAACGGAGCGCGCCATCCGCGGCCGCGTCGCCCGCACGCCGCACCGTCTGGGAGTCCGTGCCGGGCGGCAGCATGACGTTCGTGGTGGGCTTGATCTCGTTGTGGACGTTCTGCACTGCGCCCGGAGGCACCGGAGCGGTCGCTCGCGCGATCGGCTTGCCTCGCGCGTCGACGGTCTTGCCCTGGCGGATGACCTCGCCGTGCTCGTCGAGAGGGCGCCCCTGCTTGTCGACCGTCATGCCCTTGCGCACGGGCAGCTCGTTGTCCGCAGCGCGACGGCGCGTTCTCGCGCGTTCGTTCTGCACCTGGTTGACGGCCTTGAACGGATCCCAGGTACCCTGCTTCACCATCTCGCCGATCGTGCCGGTGATGCCGAGCCCCTCGGTTACGTCCCCGAACGCCTTGATCTGCTGGATGAGCGCGATGAGTCCTTCCGCGGCCAGCGCGGCCGCAGTGAGCGGCGGCGCCAGGGCCAGGAACGCGGTGACGAGCGCCGGCAGCGCCGCCACGGCGGCCGCGGCTCCGCTCACGAGCTCGACGCCGAGGATCATCGCCAGCCCCGCGATCGCCGTCTTGAGGGGCCCCGCGTTGCGCATGAGCTCCTTCACCTTGTCGATGATGCCCTGCACCGCGGCGCGCACCTTCTCGGCCGTGCCTTTCCCGAAGAGGCGGTCTAGCGTATCGCCGAGTAGCGACTTGCCGCCGTTCATGAAGACGAAGAAGTCTTCGAGAATCAGGATCGGCACGATGGTCTTGAAGAACAGACCAATCAACGTACGCAGCACCGCACTGAGACCGCCGAGGTGTCCGATCAGCGCGACCACTCCCTTGAACGTGAACCCTGTCGTCGCCGCTTCCAGGAGCTTCGTGTCCTTGGTCCACGTACGAAAGTCCGCAACGAGGTGAGCGACCTTCGTCACGAGGTCGGCGAGGATCGGTAGAACGGCGGCCGCGATGTTGCTCTTGAGCCCCGTGAATGCGAAGTCGAGGCGCGCGCTCGCCTCTTCCATCTCCATGGCGCCCTTGACGCCCTCTTCCGAGAAACCGCCGCCGAGGCTCTTCGCTTCCTCGGTCAGCGCCTTGATGCCCTCGCGTCCCTTGGCGAGCAGCGGCACGAGCGCGACGCCGCCGCGGCCGAAGAGCTTCATGGCGAGCGCGGCGCGGTCGCTCGCGTTCGTCATGTGTGAGAACTTGTCGGCGAGATCGGGAAGGAAGTCGGCGGCAGTGCGCGTGCCGTTGAGATCCTTCGTGTCGATGCCTTCGATCTTCGCGCCCTTCGCCTTCACAAGGGTGCGGCTCAGCCGGGCGAGCGCGGTGTCGAGCTCCTCGGCGCCCACGCCCGAGAGCTTGGCCGCGTACTCCAGCTCCTGGAGCTTCTCGATCGAGACACCGGTCTTGGTCGACATATGCTCGAGCGCGACGCCCGTGTGCACGATGCCCTCGACGAATTCCTTGACCTCCCGAAAAATGAAAGCCTCGGCGACAATGCCGCCGAGGTGCTTGAGGGTTCCGATGAACCCTTCGACTTTGTTGTGCGCCTTGTCGACGTCCTTCGTGTCGGCAACGAGACCGAACTCGACAAGCACGGACCGGAGCGGGCTGGACATCTAGTTGGTGTGTTCTATCGCTTGTCGCCCCGTGCCGCTTCCGCCTGCGCGTCCGCAATCTTGCGAGCGAGCTCGTCCTCCACGTTCAACGCGAGGTGCGCCTCAATCAACCACTCCGCGGGCCACTGGGTTTCGATCTCGGCGCGCGTCGAGTTGTTCTTCTCGTGGTTGACGATGCGCCAGATGAACCAGTTCAGGCCGTTTGGGATCTCTACGAAGACGTCGTTGCGCCTGCGCCGCCGCTCGTGGGGGAGCTCTTTGCGGTCGAGCTCCGGAAGACGTCTAAAAAATCAGCGTAATTGTGCTTCAGGCACGCGATGACCCACTTGGTCCAGTGCGCGCCGCGCGCGGAGAAGTGCTGCTCGTAGACCGAGTCGAGCTTCACCCAGATCATGTCCACGCCGGTGCCGGTCGTCGCCATGCCGAGCTCGCACGTCTGCGCGAAGATGGTGCCAAGCCGCTGGAGCATGCCCACTGGGATGAGCGAGAACGCGGAGAAGATGACGCGGGTAGCGATGTCCTCCGCCGTTCCGCCCTTGCTCATGGACGCCGCGACAGAATCGCCCAGGATGCTGCGCAGCTCGTCGTACAGGGCGAGCATCGGGGTCGTGTTGAGCGACGTCACCTTGTACTTGACGTCGTCGACGGTGATGATTTCGGTCTTGCTTGCCATGTCCTGTCCTCAGAGCGCGTGAACCGCCGGGCGGGCCTAGTGTCCGCCGACGATGCGCGCGAGTCCGGCGGAGATGAATGCCCAGGTGACGTCCTTGGCTTCCTTGCCGAACTTCTCATCCGCCATCTTCTGGATCACGGCCGCGGTGTCGATGCCCTTGCTCGTGCCGAGACGGTCCTCATAGAGCAGCGGCGCGGGCCCGCCGCCTTCGATGAGCCTGCTCGCCAGGTGGTAGGCGGTCAGCAGGATGTTCGCCGAGCTCGTCTGGAGCAGGGTCGCCTTGATGATGGTGACGCCCCCGGGGATCTTGTTGAAGACGACGTCGCCTCCGATCCCGACGGTGGTCGTCCAATCGTCCGCCGCCTTGGCGATGTCGAGGAAGTCGCCTTCCCCGAGTCCGACGGCGACGTCGATCGACGCGAATTTGAACGTGATGACGTCGGGTGCGTAAACGGTGCTCATGGTTCGGTCCTACCCTTTCAGGAAGACACGGTGCCGCGCACCGCAACACTGTGGAGCGCTCCGGAGAGCGTGTACGAGAACTTGAACGGCGAGGTCGCGCCGACCTTCCGCGATGCCTTGTCGGTCACGCTGATGTCGCCGATTGCCGGCGCGGTGACGACCACGGGCACATCGTCCGCGATGCCGCCGACGTTGACACCCTTTTTCAGGGAGCCTTCGATCGTCAGCTTCACGTGACTCAGGCCGCGGCTCGTGAATGGCTCCTTCGGAGGAGTGGCGAGCTCGACGAACACGTCGAAGTCGATCTCCGAGTTCTGCCAATCGATGAAGCGAGTGACGTCGAGGAACCGGCCGCTCGCCGCCTTGCCTTCCCACGAGATGTTCGTGGAATGCGTGGTGACGTAGATGTTGCCGTTCTTCGTGTCGACCGCGCTCTTGAACGCGCTCTTGAGCTTGTCGACCGTGACGCCTGCGACGGGACGGAAGGCCCAGGTTTCGACGCCCGGGTCGACCGCGAGGCGGCCGCCGAGGACGCCGCACGCGAGCCACTCGGTGCCGGCGATGCGCTTGTGGAAGAAGCACCCAGTGCGGGTGTACGTTCCCGTCTGGAGCGCGGCCATGGTGTCCGTCGAGGAGCCGGAGTCGCCGCAGGCGGTGTCGCTGCTCTGCACGACCGCGATCGCCTTCTGGCTGCGCCCTTCGACGTACGCCGCGAGTAGCAGGGCCGTAGCCTTGCTGCTCGAGTCGCACACCGTGGCGCCGTACCAGGAGACGGTGTCTCCATCGAGCTCGGCGTCGACCGCTGCGAGGACGTCGTCCGTAGTCGTGTCCGCCGTGGTCTCGAGGACCGTGAGGTCCGGGCTCTTGCCGTAGTTCATGGCGTAGTCGACCGGGGCTCCGGGAGTCGAGGCGGTGACCGTGATGGTGCCCGTCACCGAGACGGCGGCCACGCTCGAGAGAGCATCGATCAGCGCAGCGAGGGCCGTGCCGATGGATGTCGCGTCCGCGCCGCCGAGCACCGTGTAGGTGAGCTCGGTCCCGGCAACCGTCAGTCTGTAGACGTAGCCCTGCGTGGTGTTCGTCGGGATGAGCGTCACGACCTGCGTCAGCGGCGCGTGCCGGCGCCCGATCATGAACTGCTTCGGCGCCTGGGCCTGCGACATCAGAGTCGTCGCCGCGTTGTACAGGTAGTCGCTCGTCGTGAAGCCGTCGGTCAGCATCTCGGCGGTGCTGCCGTAAAGCCGGTGCTCCACGTCGATCCACCGCGTGTGGTACCCGATCAGGATCGGAATGCCGAAGCTCGGGCGCTGCGGCGCAAGGTCGGCGATCGTGACGACGACGTCGACGATGTTGTCCACGCTGCTCATGTGCGGCTCCAGCAGCCCGGCGCGGGCTTGTTCGAGAACTTCACGCCGAGGACCTTGCGGATTTGCTCACGCTGGATCCTCGGGTTCGGGTGCTGCACGGGCAGGACCTTCAGGTCTGCCGTTCCGTCGGGCGCGACGGAGAGGAGGATGGCGTCATGCTCGCGCTTGCGCGCGTGGACGTTCCACGGCTGCTTCGCCTCGGGCACTCCGGCTTCCGCCTCGGGGGGCATGTAGCGCACGAGCGTGCCCGGGGCGTCGCTCGCGGATGCCGCTGGCGCCGACTGGGGCGCTTCGTTCTCGGGCTCTTGCATTGTGGGCTTTTCCTTCAGGTGACGGACACGACGTGTCCGCGAACGTTCGGTGGAACCGGCAGCTCTACGCCGCCTTCGGACACGTGGGAGTCGTACGCGATCGAATCGATCCAGCCGCTGTTCGGCGGGAACGGGTTGTCGTCTTGGAACGCCGCGCCGAGCATCAGGTCGAACTGAGAGATGGTCTCGATGTGGTCGTCGTTCTTCGCGGAGAAGTTGACGGTGTCGTGGATCTCGATCAGCGAGGAGTTCACGGCGATGAGGGCCTCGAGCGAGGACTCGCGCCGTAGCCGCGTCCGCACGCGCTCGGAGTAGGCGAAGCACCAATCGGCCATCGTGGCCTCCTGGCATTCGAAGCGGGTCGTCAGCTTGATGCGACGCTGCCCATGGACCTCTTCCGTGAGTTGCTTCTTCGTGTCGTCGTAGCGCATGCGCCGCTCGTCGCGGCCATAGCCGTAGATGCCGGTGACCTTGACGGTCAGCGTGAGACCCGTGGTCGGGTCCGTGAACGTCCGCTTGCCCTCGTCGAGCTGAGCCTCGATGTCCCAGTCCGGGCTCGCGAGTCCCGCGAGCAGCTGGGCCACCGCGGGCATCCACGTCTCCCAATCGATCATCGGTGCTTCACCGGTCGTAGACCTTGTAGTCGACCGCCTTGCGCGTCTCGCCCGAGTCGATGCCTGGTGTCGACGAGCCCTTGGCCTTGATGGTGGATGCGGCGTTCTCGGGAGGCAGCCCGGTTGCCCAGCGCGTCACGATGCCGAACTTCGCCTTGATGCCGAAGGCTTCCATCGCCTGCCGGCCGCTCGTGATGGCGCCGGTCACGATACCCTCGGCGAGCTTGCGGAGGAGCGCGCGATTGGGATCCACGTTCTCGTCGAACCAGTCCCCGAGCCACGAGCGCCGGTCGACCTTGCTGGTCCCGTGCTCGAGCCATCCGGCGACCTCTCCGATCGTCGCGCCGCTCCCAGACGGGTGCGGTTGGTCGGCGACATCGTCGTGGATGCCGACGGTCACGCGCGCGAGCTTCGCTTCCTCGATGCGCTTGCGCAGCGCCGCGTATCCGTGATCGGTGTCGGTGAGACGCGCGCCGCCGGACATCAGAGTCCCGCCACGCTCAGGAACCAGAGCCGATCGAACTGCTTCTGGTAGCTCGCGACCTTGCTGTCGTCGACGAGGCGTGCCGCCTTCGCGTACGGCAGCGCCGAGATTTGGAGGGCCGCGCGGAACCGCTGGATCTGGTCCTGGTTCGACGAACCCGTGGCGAAGAACTTCGCTTCCTCGACGAATGCGAGCGCCGCATCGAGCTCGCCCTGGACGAGGTCGTCGGGCACGGTTTTCATTTCACCGTGGAACGTGCGGAACGTTTCGATGTCCATTGCCACGCGCGTCTACTCCGCGGCGGCTTCCACCACCGGCATGCGCTTCGCGATCCAGTCGACCGCGGGGCGATAGGTCTGGTCGCCGATGTGGTCGAGAACGACGCCCGGGTGTACCCAGATCGCGCCGCCCATCGCCGTCCACCGCTTGCAGAACGAGAAGTCTTCCGCGTCGTACTTCACGGGGTCGTAGTGCATCTCCCAGAGCGCCACGACCGGCCGCTTCAGCACCGAGCTCGTGTAGCTGAGCGTCGGCGCGTACTCCTTGACCATCGCTTCCACGACGGAGCGCTCGAGCAGGAGGAAGCCTCCCGGAGCGCCGGACGCGAGCAGGAGGTCATCCTCGACGTGGCCCGCGAGCGTGACCGGAGGCAGCCTGTCCGCCGTCTTCTTCGCGTACACGCCCGAGACGAACGACTTGCCGGTCTTGAGTAGCGCGGCGAGATGCTGCGGCCCCCAGCCGATGTCCGCGTCGACGCAGAGCATGTGCGTCGCGGGCGACTCGAGGAAGAGCTGAGTGAGGTCGTCGCGCCCCCAGGGGAGCACCGACGTGCGGTGCACCTGGAACATGGTCGCGTCGGGGAACGCCAGCTGCGTGCACAGCGCGCCGGCAACCCACTCGGTGCAGACGCGGCCGTCGTGGCTCGGCGTCGCGATGAAGATCGTCGGTTGGCTCACGGTCATCCTAGCGGCAGCTCAGCGCTGCCCAATCCGCCGTACTGGAAACTGGCGTTGCTCCAGGCATCGCCTTGGTAGCCGCCCTCGCTGAAGTAGTCGCCGACCATGGGCGTCGCCATGAAGATCGATAGCCGGCCGCACCACATGCGCCCGTTCTTGCGCGCGTCGATGATGGGCGACGAGCCCGTCTGCTTCGCGTACCACTCGACCTTGTTGGTGCCGGTCTGCGCGGACTTCATGCCCGCCTGCTTCAGCACCTGCGCGAGCTTCGTGTCGGCGGCGACGATGCCGGCGAGCACCGCGCGCACCAGCGTTGCAGCGCTCGTGTCGTTGCCGACGCGGTCGATCTGGGATTCGAGCCGTGGATTCAGGTCGTGGAAGTACAGGCCAAAGCCGAGGAATACCCGGATCTGGTTCTTCTCCGTATCGGTGAATTCCACGGCTCAGGATCCTCTTTGCATCACGCGGGAGAGAGGGGCTTGCCGTCCTTGCCCTTGGGGGCGCGTGCGAGCGCGAGGTCTCGCTCCGCGAGCTCGAGCTTCTGGGCGGTCGCCCCGAGCTCGGCGCGCACGGCTTCGAGATCCGCCTCCAGCGTGAGGATGTCCTCCGCCTTCTGGGTGAGCTCGCCGCGGAGCTCTTCGTTCACGACCGCAGCGGCGTCGAGCGCGCGCTTCTCGCGTTCGCACTCCTCTTTCGCAGCGGCCTCGCTCGCGAGCGCGATGCGGAGCGCCTCGTTCAGCTTGTTGACCTCGTCCGCGCGCGCGGCGTCCCGCTCTTCCGCGACGATGGCGGTAGCCTTCGTCTCGGCCGGCACGGGCGACACGTCGAGCGGCAGTCGCCGGGTCCTGCAGGTCTCGATCCACTGGTCCGGGATGTTCACGGCGCCGAAGGGCTTGACATGATACTCCTCGCCCGCGAGCGAGAATTCGAGTTCGTTCTTGGTCTGGTTGTAGAGTCGCATTCTGCTCTTCCTTCGGCGCCGCTCCCCGGCGCGTCTACTGCGGTTGGATGTCGATGCGCGTCCCGTTCGGCGCAGACGCGATGTGCAGGTTGATCTTCGCCTTGATCGCGTTGGCGAGGGTCAGCGTGGTCGCGGCGTCGGTGCCGTCCGCCGTGGCCACCGTGTTGGTGCCGTCGTTGTTCGAGTGGACGCCGGCCTGCGTGAGGTGGCCGTTGAAGTTCGCCTTCATGGCGTTCGCGAGCGTCTGGGTCGTGGCCGCGTTCGTCCCGTCCGCCGTCGAGACGACGTTCGTTGCGTCCGCCACCAAGTGCGTGTCCGTGTCCGCGAAGTTGGTGTTCAGGAACGCCTTGATGGCGTTGCAGAGGGCCAACGTCGTGGGAGCGTCCGTGCCGTCCGCCGTCGTCACCGTGAGGCGCGACACCGAGTAGGTCTGGTAGTCCGGGCGGACCGTCGTCTCGTACCGGCACTTGTGGAACTTCGTCGTGCTGATCTCGTCGGTGACGCGCTGGTTTTGCGCGGCGACGAGCGCGTACGCGAGCTCGGCTGGTGTGTTCAGGGCTTTGATCGCCATGGTCGTGGTGCTCCTTCAGTTGGAGGAACCGGAGGAGGCGCGGCACCGAATTGCGCCGCGCCTCACCCCAGCGCCGCTCAGAAGTTGAGCTTCACGTGCTTGCGGACGCCGCAAGCGTTCGGGCGCTTCACCCGGAGCTCGAGGTACGCCTTCACCATCGCGAGGTCCGAGTCACCCGTCTTCGCGAGCTTGTTGAACGCGAACATCAGCGGGATGTCGCCGTAACCGTCGTTCGACGACAGCATGATGTCCGGGCCGAGCCCGAGACCCTGCTCGTCCTGCGGGAGAACGACCAGGTTCACGTAGTTCGTGTTGACGTAGTAGATCGTTCCGTACGTCGACGTGACGGTCGCGTCCTTGTCCTTCACGAACACGGTGCCGTCGACGCTCAGGCCCGAGAACCCGCCGTCGAGTTGGATGCGGCCACGCGCAGTCCGGAAGTCCGTGATCTGCTGCATGTACTGACGGTTCGCGTCGAACAGGTTGCCGAGCTCGTTGAAGACGCTCGGGTGGCAGAACGCGAGATCCGGGTACTCGCCCGAGTTCACGTAGATCTGCTTGATGTCCTGGCGGACCTGCGCGATCGACAGCTGCGTCGCCGAACCGGGATCCACCACGTACGGCTTCCAGTACGCGCTCGAGCCACGCACGATGGTCGCGTACGTGTTCGTGTCGTCGCCGATCGCCGAGTCGAGGCCCGTGATCTGCTTCGGGCTCGCAGCGCCGTTGCCGCTGAAGATGCGCTGGTTGATGAGCGACGTGAGGCCCGTGCACGCGTTCACGAGGTTGCGGCCCCAGAGGCCGACGTTCCCCGCGGGCGTGCCAGAGGTACGTGCCGCCGCACGCGCCATGCCGGTCACGCTGAAGTTCGCGCGCATCATGGCCCACGACAGAGTCGCTGGGTCCTGCGCGTCCGAGCTCGCGTTGCTGACGTCGGTCGTGGTCTCGGAGTATTCCTCCGCCGTCACGCCCGTGCTTTCCGCCGCCCAGGCGACGTTCTTCCCCTCGCCGGTGACGATCGGAAGAGTCCGAAGCGCCATGGAGGTACGGTTCGCCTGGCGAACGATGTCTCCCGCGTAGTTCTGCGCGAGAACGATCAGGGCCAGAGTCTCAGCTGTGATTCCCATTGTCTTTTCCTGCTGGCGGGCAGTGCGGGTCCGAGCGGCTCACGCCCCCGCGGAATTGCGAGGGCGAGAGCACTGTGCCGTGGTGATCAGCCTTCGAACATCGACATGTCCGCACCGGACGCTTGAAGCGCCGAAAGAACGGCCGCGTTTTTCTCCGCGTCGCTCATTCCCGGTTTCACCACCGGCGATGAGGGCATTGCTCCGGTGTTACCCGGGGCCTTGCGCTGTTGATGCGAACCACCACGCTGCCCGTCGCCTCCCTGCCCGCCTGGGGGGAGGAGATAGCGGGCCATGTCTTTGCTTTGGACGAGCAGCGGGATTGCTTCGTCCAGGGAGAGCTCCACGTCCTCTTCCGGAGCGCCCTTGTACGGAGCGCGCTTCACGGTGAGGATCGGATTCCCCTTGTCGTCGGTCTTGAGACGCTTCTCGATGACGTCGAGACGAGTCATCGCGTCGTCGAGGTAGAGCGGATTGACCAGGTCGGCGAGGGCACCACGGAGTGCGCCGCGGGCGCCGTCCTGGATGCGCTGATTCTCGATCGCGACGCGCGCCGCCTTCTCGGCCTTGGTCTCCTCTTCGGCCTTCGTGAGCCGATCGGCCATGTCCTTGAGGAGCTTCGCGGTCTCAGGATCCTGCGCCGGCTTTTCTTTCGGTGGATCCTTCGGTTTGCCCGCTGCGATCTTCTCGTCCACGCGCGCCTCGAACGCCTTCATGCTCTCGCCCAGGCCGTCCTTGACGAGCGTGCCGAGCGACTTGGTGAGCGTCTCTCCGAGGGTCTTCGTGTGCGAGGTGACCGCGCCGGTGACCATCTTCGCGATGTCGTCGCCGTCCGGGATCTCGTGTTCCTTGCCGTCCGCGTCCTTGAATTTGATCGCCATGTCTCAGTCCTTCCACGGGTTACAGCTACCCGTCCGAGCGCCTGACCTGTGTTGGCTTGGCGTCGCTCCGGT